CAATCTTCTAATAAACTTATTAAATTTTAATTCGTCTCTTGATATTTCTGATGCTCTACCTAGAGTAAACCCTGCCTCAGGTTCTAATCTACTAATAGGTACATTAAGAGCTCTGTATAGTTTCTTTTTAAAGTATTCTATATCTTCCATTTGACCTAGATTTTGACCTCCAGGCAGAGTCGTGATTTCCGTACCTCTCCCACCTTCTCTTCTAGGTAACCAGAAGTCTTCCATCATTGTCATAAACTTACGATCATCTCTTATCTCACCTGATGCAGCATCATAGACTAATCTATTCTTATGTTTAGTCATCATATCTCTTAGATATTGTTCTGCTTTCATCTTAGGTAAGTTACCTACATCAATATAGAATATTCTTCTTTCTGGAGCCCTACTTATTCTATAAATTACAGATGCATCTTCTAAAACTTGTAATTGGTTTAATGGTTTAATTGCTTTATGCAAATGTGATAAAACCATCTTATTATATTCATCTGATAGTCCAGATGTAATATGTACTATTGAATCTTTAGCAATCTTTAAGCCTTGTGCTCCCCCTGCTGCTAATGGGTCTGGTGTTTGATAAGCTTTACTATGAAAACCTTTATCATTATAAACAAAGAATTCTTTTACTACTTTAACAATAGTATATCCATCTTTTCTTTCTTTCTTTGTTTGTCTTACCTTTCTAATTTTTCTTGGATCAATATATCTTAATTCTTGTATACCTGCTTCAACTTCTGATTCATCTACTACAGCATGAAAATATAATCTTCCATCTACATACCACTTTCTAAAAAGCTCATAGCCTGATTGAGTTAAAAATAATAACTCACATGACTTTTTAAATTCTTCTTTTATACGCTTTTTAATAGATACAGATACATTATCAAGATTATCTAAGTTAATATCTACTACCGGTTGAGTAGGATCACTAATAATTGTTTCATTGATAATATCATCAATAGCATGTTCAACTTCAGGTTGAAGTGCCATTTTTCTATATCGTGTGACTAGCTCTGCTTCATTTTTAGCAGTGCCTTCAAGATCCACATAGGTACCGTACATCCCTCCGGATGTAGTGACGTTGACTGCTCCGTCGTCGTACTGTGGAGTTACAAAGGATTGAGCTTTAGACTCATTTGGTGAGTCCTTTCTCTTTATTTCGAAACCGAATAATTCAGCCATTTAGATTCTCCATTATATAATATAAAGAGGGACGGACAGTAAGTCCGCCCTCGTTCAAGTATTTATTAGCCCGTGCCAGCGTCGCCAGTAAGACCACTAACTGTCCAGTAATCGTATTGGAATGAAACTTGGAATTCTGATATTTCATCCACTGATTCCCAGGTAAGTGGTATTTCAGTAATAGCTGTTGGGAATATACCAACAAACTTATACTCTCTGATGGCTACACCTGTCTTAGAGAACTGAGTTACAGTTGCATCAGTTTTATATTCTGATGGGCTTGCTTCTCCAAACTCTCTTAAGTTGCCAACATGGCTGTTAATTGCATGAGACCACTCTTCCATAGCATTTCTGATTAGAAAATCTTCATCGTTGATTACTGTAACAGGCCATGGAGCAAATGTTCTGTTACCTGCAACTTTAAATTTTCTACCAAAATACGGAACCTCAACAAGACCCAGATCAGAAGCTGGTATATGTGAGGCTTTAACCATGAAAGGAGTTTTTAAATCTCCAGCTCCTTGTACAGGATTATTAATCCTAACTTGGAACAGAGAAGGACGTGCACCGCCTAATACAAGTTGCGATCTAATTTCATTTATATTAAATGCCATCTGTCTTTACTCCTTAAAATTTACCAACTACTTCTGAGAACTCTACCCCTGACCTTACGGCTACGAAATTAAGCTGTATAAAGTTAATTGATTTAGCAGGCTTGACATAAATGTCACCTACAAATTCGTTTCTATCTATTACTTCTCCAGTGTTGTTTGAAGCGTCACAAACTACTCTAAAGTCGTATATACCTCTTCTACCTTGTACATCTCTTAAGAATGGCTCTATAAGATTTACAAACTGTGCTCTTGTAAACTCATCGTTAAATTCAAACAATGAGAATTGAGCAGCATTAGCAATTGCTTTTTCTAGTACAATGAATAAACGTCTTACGTTAATTCTATCAAATGCACTAGGCTTAGCTAATAATGTTTTGTCTCCAAATAGAACTGTTCCTTGTCCAGGGAATGAAACAACTGGGTTAATACCTGCTTTATAAAGTTGATCTCTATAAGCAAGTCTTGGGTTAAATGCTAACTTAACAACATTTTTAACTTGACCTCTGTTGAAACCACCTGGTGAGAACCATGCATCTCTTTCACCGTCTGTTCTAGCACATAGACCAGCTATGTCTCCGTTTAATGGAATGTATCTATATACATCATTAAACTTATCGTATTGGTATTTATAACCACTATCTAGAATACCGTATGAAGAAGATCTTACTGAGTTTCTAAATGCAATAACGTTATCTGTTTGAGTTGATAAAGATGTTACATTAACAACATCTGCTCTGTCTGGTGATCCAAACACAACGCAATCTTTTCTAGGTTCACAGATATTATCTATGATATAGTTAAGAAGGCCTTCTCCGTTTGATCCACCTACAGCTTTACCAGCTAATATCAATGAGATATCAATATCAGCAGAATCTGAGAATAAATCATATCCTACTGCTAAGTC